GGAAAACCCTCAAAAGTGGTCTCACTTCTGTATGTTTGATCATGGGTTTACCAATCCTACTTGTTTTCTATTTGCCTGTTTTGACAATGAGGGCCGCATTGTCGTTTATGACGAACACTACGAAATCAAGAAGATCGTCAAAGACAACGCAATTCTGTTCAAGCAGAGGCTCGAAACCCTTAGGATTCGCCCCGAGTACATTATCGGGGACCCCTCAATTCAAAACACAGATCCAATCACGGGCACTTCAATCCAAATGGAATACGGAGAGGAAGACGTCTACATTTCTCTCGCGAATAATGATGTTCGTTCTGGGATTGCTAGGGTACAATCCCGATTCAAAAACGGTCTCTTATTCATCACGAAACGGTGTGAGAACACACTCAAAGAACTCAATAACTACAGGTGGGACCGTTACGCCTCTAGCAAGATCGAAGTGCGTAGGAACAAGAAGGAAGTTCCACTAAAAAAGAACGACCACGCTATGGATGCACTAAGATACGGTGTGGTATCTAGACCTGCTTTAATGGATGAAATTGACTTACCTGTAGGGAACGTGCTTAACTCTCCTGTGTCCTCCAGAGCAGGGCACGATTTTGACTACGAAAAAGTCTTTGGTAGCCAGAATAATTATGCTTCCCCGCTAGATGATATGTTAGGAAGTGAGTGGTAATGCGACCGGTGTTCATTTCAGAACGACCGAACTTCATCCCTTATACTTGTATTGTTTGTGGGCTAGGTGGTCCACCACGTACATACTTTATCGACCTAGGATTTGATATTGATGCTAAGTACATGGCTATTAATGATGGTGGCGTTTACTTATGCAACGAATGTTTCAGGAACAAAATTGACGAAGCTGAGATGCGGATTGTAGAGTGGACTCAGGAACACGATCTCACTTATCGTGGAGAGGATCGAGTTGACGCTTCATATGAATGGACAAAGAATCTAGACCTATCGACTGTAGAGGCACAGCATGGAATTGGAGATTTTACAAAGTCTGACGGAAACGATCAAAGCGCAAGCGGAGACGATCAAGAATCTGAATCAGACGATTCTGTTTCTACAGGAACAAGTAAGGATGAGTCTGACGATGCTGACGAATCAGACGTCGCAGCCTTCAATGCAATCTTTACAGAGTGATTATGAGCCAGAAGACATTATAGTCTTTGATGATGACGAAACCCCGGCACAAGATCCTATTGCTTGGGACCCGTTTGAGTTCGCTGAAACGGAATTCCAAAAATTAGGAATCACTAGTGATGATAGTCCGATCGTAGGAGAATTAAGTGACTGAAACTAAGGAAAAAGCCAAGGACGCACCAGCCTTTGATGAAAAGGCCGCTGCTAAGCTGGATGAAAATCCGCTTTTTAACTTTGGTCCACCACTAATCCAGACTGCAGAGGATGCTACGCAGGCTTTCCTCCACGGCCTAATTACTGAGGATGAACTAAAGGCGGCTCTTGGTCGCTTTGGTGTTACTCCTGGTCTAGTTTGGCAGACCCCTGCAACTCTAGAACGAGTTGACGCTGCTTATGAGCGTACGCTTCCGGAGGAATTCTTTGTTGACCGTACTCTTAAGATTCCTCCGGTTTCGGAGCGTATCGCTGCGGCCAATGAGAAGACCGCTGCTAAAGAAGCGGCTTCTAAGGAATCAGAGAAGGCGGCTTCTAAGTAGTTTTATCCCTACAGGGATGCGTTGGTACATTCCTGTAGGGACTAAAGCCCCTTGGAAAAGGTTGTTATGGAACAAATCACAGGTTCTGCTGATAAAAACCTTGTAGATAAATGGGATCAGAGGCTTAACGCTGCACATCAGCAGCGAGTTAACTTCGAACGCCAATGGCATCTTAATATGGCGTTCTACGCTGGACGTCAGTGGGTTATTCTACAAAATTCAACTGTAAATAAAGCTGGCTTCATGTTGTCGGAGCCTGCACCTAGTTATAAGTGGCAGGTGAGACACGTTGCAAATCGAGTTAAGGCTACGATCAGATCAGAAATTACGAAGCTTTCTAAAGAAGAGCCTCAATTTTACTGTGTTCCTCCAACAACTGAGGAATCTGATCGTGCTGCTGCTCTTTGCGGCGATGCTGTCGCTGAATTCTTTATTCACGGGAAGTATTTCAACGCTCGACGCTTGGAAGCAACTTATTGGCTTACTGTTTGTGGTACTAGTTTCATTAAGACCTATTACGATGAAACGAAATTAGAACTTGATGGTAAGCCTGGTAGTGTTGATTTCTCTCCAGTTACCCCGTTCCATCTATTAGTCCCTAATCTCCAACTGACAGATATCCAGGAAGAACCGTGGGTTTCCCATGTTCGAGCAATGGAGCCTGACTTTGTTGAGGATGCTTACGGCGTTAAGGTTGAGCCTACAGCGGATACTAGCTCTACCTTGCTAGATTCACGTTTTCTTCAGTCCATTGGAATCCGTAATTCCAAGGCAGAACGGGAGAAGATGTGCTACGTAAAGGAAGTTTGGGTTAAGAAGTCTAAGGATTTCCCCAAGGGAGCTATGTTTGTTTATGGAGAAGGTAAACTTCTCTATATGTATGAGCCTCCGCTAGCTCCTGATACTCCATTGTCCCCTGAGGAACAAATGGAAGAAATGATGGAAGGAGAAGGAACTGTAATTCCACCTGTAGGGGAGGAAACTTCGGAAGTTCCAAAATCTATCCATGAAGGTCTACCGCAGCAAACGTCTAAATTCCCTTATCGACACGGTAGATACCCGTTCGCTAAGATCGATCATATTCCCACTGGGATGTTTTATTCTGATTCTTCTATTAAGGATCTAATTCCTCTCCAAAAGGAATATAACCGTACTCGCAGCATTATGCTGGAGACTAGAAACCTAGCTAGCAAGCCACAGTGGACTTACCAGAAGGGTTCAATTGACCCTAAACATCTCAACTCGAAACCTGGTCTTCTTCTTGCTGTTAATGCTGGTTTTGAGCCACCTAAGCCTCTGGAACAGCCGGAAGTACCGAATGCTCTACCTGCGGACCTAGAAATTTTGACTCGGGATATGGATTATGCCGCATCCCAGTCCGAAATTAACCGTGGTAAGACTCCTCCTGGAGTAGAAGCAGCCTCTGCTATTGCTTACCTACAGGAAGAAAACGACACGATCTATCACCATACGATCACGTCTATAGAGAATGCTGTTCAAGAATGTGGTTCTCAATTACTTTCTTTGGTCCATGATTATTGGCCTGAGGAAAGAATTATCTCTATTACCTCTCGTAACCAGGCTTATGAGGTTCGTAAGTTTAAGGGATCATCTCTTAAGCCTAATATGGACTTCCGTGTAGAGGCTGGTTCGATGGCACCACGTTCAAAGGCAGCCAAACAAGCCTTCATTACTGAGTTAATGAAAATGGAAGCAATTCCTATTCAGTCTGCACTTAAGTACTTGCAGATGAATGAGACTAACAAGCTATATGAAGAAGCTATGCTTGATAGTCGTCAGGCCCAACGTGAAAATATGTATATGCAAGAGGGCCAACAACTACTACGAGATACTGGCGAACCCCCAATTGAAGATCCAATGATGCCTGGTGTCTCTCAACCTGTTTACAAGCAGACAGAAGTAGTAGATGAGTTTGGTGAACCAGCCGTAGATCCTATGACTGGTGAGCCTTTGATGAAGAATGTAACTATTAACTCCTTTGATAATCATCCAGTGCACATTACAGAGCACGAGAACTTCATGAAAACTCAAGAATATGAAATGCTTGAACCAGCAATTCAGAAAATCTTCCAAGATCACCTTGATGAACATAAGGAAGAAATGTATAAGGAGCAGCTAGCTCAACAGCAAATGGCTCCGATGGATGAAGAAGCCCCCGTTTCCCCCGAGCAAGAACCAGTGAGTGCAAATGGCGCAGGAACAGCCTACTAATCTAGATGCTGCCTTTCCAGAACCAGAGGTACAAGAACCAGCGGCACAAGAAACTGTTCAAGAGGATTCTCTTGGTAACCAGTTTCTAAGCAAGATCCCTGAACAGGATCGAGAAATCGTTGCTAAGTACGTTAAGGACTGGGATGGCAATGTAACCAAGAAGTTTCAGTCAATCCACGAGGAATATAAGCCTTATAAGGAACTAGGTGCTTCACCTGAGGATCTCCGTAAGGCTTGGACTGCAATTCAAAACTTGAATAACGCTCCCGAAGCGTCTTTCAAGGCTATGTATAAGGCTCTCCGAGATAGACATGGAGAAGCATTCGATCAGGTTTTGGAAGCACTTTATGAGGAAGATGAAGACGAAATGTCAGAAGACTATGAGTACGAGGAAGGTGAAGAAGAAGCTGAGGAGGAATATGATGACAATTCAGTATTCCAGGCTAACGTAGAAAAAGAGCTTCAAGAACTTCGTGATTGGAAGCAGCAGCAAGAGCAAGCTATCGTTGCCGCTGAGGAAAATGCTCAGCTTGACCGTTTGATGTCTGACCTGCATACTAAGCACGGAGATTTCGATGATGTGTGGGTTCTCACTCAAATGAGTGCAGGGGCTACACCAGACCAAGCTATGAATGCTTGGAATACATTTGTAAGCAAGTTGCGAAACAGTCAGAATACTCCTACGCCACCCAGAATTCTTGGTGGGCAAGGGGGAGTACCAACTGACCAGGTTGACGTAGCAAAGCTGGATGCAAAAGGCCGCAAGGCTTTGATCGCTCAGTATCTAGGTCAATAAGGAGTTGGAGATAAATGTCCGCAACACTAACTACGGTTAATGCTATCCTCAAAGAAGTTTATGAGGGTAACATTAACAACCAGCTTTCAGATGAGCGGGTTACTCTTAAGCGTCTGGAGCGTACCGCAGAAGGTACGGGAACGGATGCTGTAGGTGGTAAGTACGTAACTTTCCCTGTTCGAGTTTCTCGTAACCACGGTATTTCATACCGTGCAGAAAACGTGCAGCTAGCTCCTGCTGGCCGCCAAGGTCTAAAGGCTGCTACGGAAACTCTTAAGTACGGATACACTCGTGTTCGTCTTACTGGTCAGCTAATCGCTCTTGCTGAAAGTGATCGTCAGGCTTTCGCATCCGGTATGGATGTCGAAATGGACGGAGCTAAGCAGGACGTAGGTCGAGACGAAAACCGAATTGCTTACGGTCACATTGATGCGGCTGTAGCTTCTGGTATTCTCGCTAAGGTAACGGCTAACTCTACCGGTACTACCATTACTGTGGATTCAACGCAGTACATGGAAGAAGGTATGGTTATTGACATCAGTGCGGCAGGTACTCCAGTTTCTGGTGGTACCGCTGTTACTGTTGCGGCTGTACTAACGGCGACGACCTTTACTGTAGGAACTTCTGTAGCCGGCACAGTTATCGGTAACTACGTTTCTCGTACTGGTAACTATAACAACGAGCCTCACGGTCTTAACCGTATCGTTGATGCTACTGGTTCTATTCACGGTCTTGATGCCTCTACGACCACTGTATGGTCTTCTTATGAGGATTCAGCCACGACTACTCTAACTGAACTAGTCATGATTAAGGCTGTTGACGAAGTTAAGCGCACTAGTGGTAAGATGACTACGGCTATCTTCTCCGCTCTTGGTGTTCGTCGTGCCTATTGGAACCTCATGACTTCACTTCGGCGCTACAATGAGCCAAAGCATTTCAATGGTGGTCTTACTGGACTTTCATTCATGCACGGTGAGAGTGATATTCCTGTCGTAGCTGATCGTGATACTCCTGCGAAGTCCATGTTTGGTCTGAACGAGAAGGAAATCAAGATTTGGCGAGACAAGGATTGGTATTGGGAGGATCGTGACGGTGCGGTTCTTAAATGGGTTACGGATTATGATGCCTTTGAAGGCATGATGAAGCAGTATTGGCAGCTTGGTACCCACCAGCGCAATGCTCACTGGAAGCTCACAAACATTACCGAGAGCTAATTAGTTCTCCCCTGCTCGCCGGGGAAGCGGAGATTGGGGGAGGTTCCTTTAATTGGGAGCCTCCCCTTTTCTCATTTACGGAGAAAGATCGCTTATGCCAGCACTTAATCAAAAGGATCCAAACGACCGACTTCTCCCCCTTAACGGCCTTGATGTAGTTACCAATGAAGACGTTTCACTGACAGCTGTAAATGATGCAAATATTGACATTAATGGCAATGTCTTTGTTAATGGTATTCCTTTTGGCTCAGGCGGGGGAGTAACAGGATATGTCCATACACAGGGGTCTTCCTCTGCTACTTGGACTATTAACCATAACCTAGGCTACAAACCAATCGTTCAAGTATTCAATGCTGGTTCTATCCAGGTACTAGCAGAAATAGAAGATGTTACTATCAACCAAACAGTTGTCAGGATCGCACCTGCTCAAACTGGATTTGCGAGGTTAATTTAAATGGTCCTTCCTGTAACTGCCATTCTGGATCTTGGGTCTACCCATAAAGTCCAAAACGCCGTTGACGGTACTAACAACCAAGACTACGTAACTGTAGCTCAACTTAATGCTAACATTGAGGGACTTAACTGGAAGGACTCAGTTAGAGCAGCCTCAACTGCTAACATTAACTTAGCGGCCCCAGGTACTACTATTGATGCCATTACTATGGCTACCAATGATAGATTCCTAGCTAAGAACCAAACAACTGGTTCTGAAAATGGTATCTACATTTGGAATGGTTCAGGTTCTGCGGCAACTCGTTCTCTAGATATGAACTCTGCTGCTGAAGTAGAAGCAGCAACCGTAACTGTTGAAGAAGGAACTGCTGGTTCTGGTACTACTTGGCGTCAAACAGCAGTTAACGTAACTCTCGGTTCTACTACTCTTTCTTGGACTACATTTGGAACAGCCGCTGGTGCTGCATCTGAATCATCTGCTGGTATTGCTGAGATTGCTACTACGGCAGAAACCAACACTGGTACTGATGATACTCGTATTGTTTCTCCTCTTAAGCTAGCGGGATATACTGGTTTCAACAAAACTTACGCTACCGATATTGGTAACGGTTCTCTCACGTCCTTCACTATTACCCACAACTTGGGAACTAAGGACGTAAACTGCACAATCTTTGAGAACGGCGGCTCATTCAGAGAAATCATTGCAGAGATTCAGCACACCACGACTAACACTCTTACTGTGCTTATCTCCCCAGCACCTTCTTCTAACCAGTATCGAGTTGTTGTGTCAGGATATGATCTCTAGTGATCCCTGTAGGGGCTATCTTAGCCCAGAACCTTCAATTTAATGATCAGACAGGTACTACCTACACGTTCGTTATTGATGATTCGTTTAAGACGGTTACTGCTTCTAATGCTTCGGCTGTTACTTTTACCGTTCCTCCGAACTCATCTGTAGCTTACGAAATTGGAGTACAGATTCAGGTGGTTTGGAAGGGAGTTGGGCAGTTAACTATTGCTCAAGGTTCTGGTGTAACTGTTCGTGGTGACCCAGGTTTAAAGATTCGTGCAAGATACATGGCAGCCGTTCTGGTAAAAATTGCGACAGATGAATGGTATCTCTGGGGTGACACGGCAGCTTAATCATGAGGCTTGGCAACCAAGGGATTCTTCTATCTAAGGTTATTGCTGCTGGTGGTGGATTAACTATCACCAAGATAGCAGACTGGGCTAGAACTAGTGGTAGTGCAGCCACTCCTAGTTCTAGCTTTACGTCTACTAATGGTGGCTTGTTAGTCTATATGGGTCACAGAGATGCTTTCGACTCTCTGCTTGCCCCCACTAATACTGGAACGGCCTATACATGGACTAACAGAAATGGACAGAATAACCCAGCTGTAGGAATTTATACTGCTCCCTGTACCAACTCTCAGTCTATGACTGTTTCTATTCCAGCCGCTGGTGAAAAGGCTTGGGCTACTCTTTACGAAGTTACTGGTCAACACGCTTCTCCCATTGGAACTACTGGTGGAGCAGCTAACGTTGGTACGAATAACCTGAACGCTGCTGTAACTACTACAGTTAATAACTCAGCTACCTTTATTGTAGATAACGAATATCAAGAACTTGGAGCTATGGTTTCAAGCAACTTGACATCATTTACGCCTCTTAATGGTGGGAGTGGTTACGCCGGTTGGACAGATGGTATCAGTGGCTATAGGGTAGTTGCTACAGCCGGTGCAACCACTATTAACTTGGACGCCGGCGGTTCAGGTACAGCTTGGCACACCTACAGTTATTGTGAGATTAAACCCGCATGAGTAATTGGTACGACCCCGGTACTGGTGAGTTTCTTATTGTTGATGGTGCAGTAGTAGAGCGTAAGGCTTTACATCTTGCAGAAGCCATTCAAGATTATGACCCAAACCTTAGACTTCTTTGCCTAAATCCTGAGCGTATGGCTGGTATTATGGATGCTCCTTTTGTGGTTGCAGAAGTAGTAATCCAGAACGGACAGGAAATTCTTAAACCTTTCTTAAAGGCTTGGGAACTAGATGACCGAATCCTACAGAGGATTTACCAGTCTGATACTAAGCGTCGTGACGTTCTAGGCGATATTATTAAGAGTGAGGAACAGTTCCACAAGAATAATGAAACTCGCTACAAAGAATGGCGTGAGGAAGTTAAGGATCAAGTAGCTCATATCGCCGGTATGAAGTCTAACTATACTATCACTGATAAAGATGGTGAGAAGATCAAGTTCTTTGATGATCGACCAGCAGAGAGGGGGAATGTAAATGGACGTAAACACTTTACTACGCAAAGTTAAGCGCCAGTTTGGTGATGAATATGGTCATTTCATTAATGACCAGGATATTCTAGACTGGACCAACGAGGCTCAGCTTAACATCCTTCGGCCT